TGCTTGATAAAACATCTTTCATCCTTAAAAAGGTATGTCGTCTATAAGAGTATTTGTAAACTCAGTTTCTACTAGTCTTCCTGATATAGAGTCATACAAAAGATTACCTGCTAAACCAACTTCACCTGTATGTCTAGACTTTAAGATTCTAATCCTGGTTGTATTAGCTTCAGTTTTATCTTCAGCTTGCTGGTTTCTTTCTAAAGCTATCACACAATCTGATAGTTGTGCAATAGCTCCACTACCACGTAGATGGCTAATGTTTACTTCTGCACCATTTTCATGTCCTGCATTACCCTCTATCTTACGCAAGTGAGATACAAGTATAAGCCCTGCACCTGTTTCTTCTACAAGACTACGAAGCTGTGTCATTATATTATCTATTAGCCTTCTTTCATCACCACCTTCTAAAGCTGATACAAGCATGTGTAAGTGATCAAGCACTATCCATTTACATTCGCAACCTACAATTAAGTAACGTATCTTTGCAAAGATTTCTTCTACAGTATTGATCCCAAAATGTGAGTGGATAAAAAGTTTGTCATTAGACAATACTCTTTGATAAAGATTATCTAGTTCTTCTTCTGTGTACTTAGCTCTGACTTCTTCTAAGTGAATCTTTTCATTACAATCAATTGCAAGAATACCATCTACTGTACGCCTCCAATCTTCTTCTAATGCAATGATACCTATATTGTCTTCACTGTTGTTAAGAATCCAATGCTCTAACTCTCTTGTCACACTAGTCTTACCAAGACCTGTACCACCACATACAGTTACTAGCTCACCTTTACGGATACCATGTAGCTTTTCATTAAGCACTCCCCAAGGATATGGGATACTTTCTTTTTCTGTACGATCTTTCCAAGCACTAAATTTTTCTGATACTCTGATAATACCCGCAGGTGTAATAGTCTTTGCTTGCCAAAAGCAATCAACAAACTTTTTATGTTGTGCTTTTCTAAGCATATCATTAGCATCTTTATACTCTGCTGGCAGTGTCATTATCTTTGCTTTGTTAGGTGGGAATAATCCTGCAACTATTTTTGCTGCATCTCTCCCTGCTTTATCTGAATCAAAACAAATAATTACATTTTCAAACGAACTAAGAAACTCAAGATTCTTTTTAACATCTGCTGCTGCTGACTGTGCACCATTCTTAATAGAAACAACAGGCCATCTACTGCCTGTAAGCTCGTAAGCTGCCATAGCATCACATTCGCCTTCTGTAATCGTAATGTACTTAGCACCAGGATTACAAAGAGTCTGTCCAAATAACTCAGCTTCTTGAATCTTGCCCTGACTAGTAAAACCTTTTGTCTTTACTTTACGAATCTTATGAGCAACTAATTCATTATTAGCGTAATAAGGATAATAATGTTTATCTATTTCTCCCTCAGAATTATATGTAACTCTAACGTTATAATGCCTTGCTGTATCCTCAGAGATACACCTATCTCTTAGATCTCCAAAGACACCTGTGTAAGAATCTTGTGATATAACGGGACTCGACATAGTTATATTCTCTCTACTGTATACTTCATTTAGATGTACAGGTTTCTGTACAACATTATCAGGCTCTTCATAGTTTGGAAAGAATGTTCCACAACTAAAACATTTTGCTGATCCATTATCATTTATGCTCACAGCATCACTACTGCCACATGCAGTACATGCAACATGAAACTTAACAAAAGCCATTGCTTTCTCCGAATTATATTAAAGAAGTGAGGGACACCCCCCGCAGTGGAGGGTGACCCGAATGGAGGGCTAGATCTCTCTGGAAGTATCTTCAAGTACTTCTGGATCGGGAAGTGCTGGTTCAGCTGTATCAATATCAACTAATGCATCTTTAGTTAACATACTATTTAATGTTGCAGTAAATGATTTACCTGCTCCACTAATAATAGCTAACTCTTTTTGCAAATTGTTTTGTTTTATTGCTACTTCTTTTAACAACACCCAAACGCTTTGAGCTTCTTCAGATAATAAAGAAACATCATAAGTTCCACTATCTGTAATGTAATGTTCAGCCATTTTTAAAACTCCGTTTCTTCTTCTTCGTAGCCAAACTCTGAACCATCAGCTGCATCACTGCTACCACCATAAGGAACTAAGTCTAGCACCTGGACTGCTTGAAGGTCTAGACCTTTGAAGCTTCCATAGTGATTAGTAGTTTCCCATTCACGATACTGAACCTTAACTTCAGAACCATTACCTACAAGCACATCCAGTTCTTCATTATTAGAATCAAGAAGTTTAGGAACTTTATTAAGCTTCCCATTCTTTTGTGCTACTTTACGTTTGATTACAAGAGCAGGGCCTTCTTGCATTTGTTTAATGCCATACCCTTTACTTGCAAAGCTTTGTGCAATATCTTCATCAACAAGTAAGTTGACAGAAAACACTGGTTCAAACTTTGTATTAGGGGTTGTGATAGAAGCCCAATAAGCTTTACCTTGTATTACAGCCATGTTTTTATTACTCCTTTGCGTTAAAAACCTGTATAGTTTATAGAGACTGATTAGCTATGTCAACACTTTTATGTGCAAACATCCTACAACACCAGTCTAGTTGTAGGTAATCATAGTTTAACGATACCCCCTTATGCCTAATAGTTTTGCATTAGCACACTTGTTACATAATGTCTTCATCCATAAATGAACCATCTGCATAGGGTGGCCTTTACGAGCACACTCTGCACATTTAACAGAATTATCTTTAAGCTCCTTCATAATCTTTTACATTCATTCTAGTCATGTTAAGTTTGTATTCTGCATCTTTAATTACTACATTCTTTTGATGCATAAGAGTCCAAGCAAAGCTTTCATCTTCTAGACCTGCTTCTATTAACATCTCTTCAAGCATCCTATGTTTAGCATCAGCACTAAGACTATCCAGAATTTCATATACGCTTTCTGCCAAACGCTCATCATGAGCTTCTTTGTACTCGTTACTCATATCGTTACTACCTCTAGTTCTGTTTCAATCCAAACCTTTGCACCGCAAGGTAAAGGATTGTCTGGTGAATAAATTACTTTTGCTAAAGCCTTACCATCAGCATTAACTATAGCTGCATGATTAGCTTTACGATTCTGCTTGTAATCTTTTACTGTTATTACAGGCCAGGAACTACCTCTAGCATTTGCTTTTATGTTGTGCTGATTAACATGGATTCTAGTTTTCATTATGCCTCCAGTATTGCTCTATCTTTATCATATTGTTCTGTCTGTTTTAAGATTGCTTCAGCATCAACAGCTTCTTGTAAAAGATGAATTAATATTTTCTTTAACTCATCAGGAGCAATAACTGCTACGTAGCTCCCAGATGCTTCATGATAAGCAATTGCATAGTTTAAAATAATTGATAAGTCTTCTTCAAAAGTTGTCATTACCACTCACCCCCTTGTAGCTTAAACTCGACATTGGTATATAGTCGCGCTCTTTCATCTATAAACTCTTGGGCTTTACGCATAGCTTCTACTACCCCATGATGATCAATAGAATAGGAAACCTCCATACCCCATTCACGATCTGGTATATGTTTATTTCTATTCATTACCATAATCCACTGCTGTTTATTTTTCTCACTCATCTTTATCTCCTGTATTTTTTAAATCATCTAAGGTATGCGCTATCTCTAACATTTCTGTCATAGATATATCACAGTACTTACAATCAATAAGCGTAATGCTAAATCCTAACTCATCAAATACTTCAGAAGGATTTTGAAATAAAACAACTCCATCATCACCATCAAAGTATAAAGCTGCGGCTAAATACTCATCAGTATGTAAAACAAACTGTGGTAAAAATCCATGTCTAAGTTTGTTATATTCTTCTTCAGTAAGACTAAACTTTTCGTATATTTTATTCAATTTTTTCCTTGTAAAACCAATTCTGTACAAAATGTTTTCAGCCTCTTCATAGTAAGGCTCCAAACGCTCTAAAGATTTTTCAGTATATTCTTCATTGCCTTCGTCATCAGTTACTGTTTCAAGAGGGCCATCTCCATACTCTTCAGCTAATATAACTGCAAGTTCTGAATAAGCTAAAACCCATTCCTCATCTAAAACTTTCATGCGTAGCATATCCTCAAAAATTAATTAGATTAAAGTAAGCAGTTTATACACATGCTTAGGTGCCGGAGATAACTTTATGCAGCTAGTCTGAATACGTTATTAGTTGTAATAACTTTTCTAACTCTTCCTAGTGCTTCAGTCTGTAGAGAGGTAACAGTCGCTGGACTGCTAGATGATGGTGCCTGGCACTTAGTACTCCAATCTGTTAGGACGTTGTATAACGACCATAGATTGCCACCAAGAGAAGGCTTGTACTCTGTCTTCCATAGAGTCCACAAAGTAGCTAATGGGCTGTGCTTACGCTCATCACCATTCTTATTCTTTGTAGCATCACGTAGAACTTCATACATATTAGTCGTGCTATTGTTAATCATATCAATGTGACCAACAGCATACTGGTTACGAGATAACAAAGCAATTACTTCAAAGGCTTGTTCATCTTTAACAGGTGTATTAATCCACTCATTCCACTTTTCTGACTCTTTCATAAAAGCTTCAAGACAGTTCATTACTTGAACAGCACCTTTCTCATAGTTAATATTTTTTGTATGTCTCTGCTTAGATACTGCAAAGGCAGTACCAAACACACACTTATTAAGACATGCCCAACGCTCTGCACCACCTTCAAAGATAGTAGGCCAGCTACCATCAAAGCTGTTACGGCACAGTATATCTAAAGATACTGGGCCTGTGTTGCCTACTTCAATAGTATGTGCTGGGAAACTGTAACGAGCATAAGCTCTAGCACCGTCATGTGATACGGATACTTCTCTTTTCATGTCTGTAAGATCCAGCTTAGAACTAATGATTCTTTTCTCAATAGCTTGGAACTGCTCTGCATGGCTGTAAGGATTGTTATACTTCTCTCCTACAACAGATAGCTGTTCACCTGTATTAGCATTAATCAAAAGCTTTCTGCCTTCGACTCTTTTAGAAACTTGCAAGCTAGTGCCAGGAACCATGTAGTTCATATCTAACATATCAGTCTTGAATGTTACATCTTCACCCATTTGACCCAGATTCTCAATTACTTGGGTACGTTTGTTATGCTCGTTGTCTATAGAATATAGCATTTTATTATTTCCTTTTATAAAATAACTTATTTGGATTGAGGAGTTCCCTCGCAGGACGGGAACGACGAGAGAGAATTACTACTTAACCTCATGTGTAAATTTAGATAACTGATCTGCATTATGCAAACTATTTATTAATGAGTCTGCTGCAAGATCCCATTCTTTTTTATATTGCTTATTAACTATTCTTTGTTTTAGTACGCAATGTCCACCAAGTCCCAACAACTCAGAAACAGCTTTCCAGCCCTGGTCGTTATGGACTTTATTAGCTTTAACCCTTGAACGTAAATAAGTAATCTTATCTTCATAGGTTAAATGTTTCTTTGAACTTTGCATTATTACCTCCTTTATTACTTTAATAGAAAAGCATCTTATGCACATAGCAGTTAATAGCAATTTAACGTGCATAAAATGCTTTAAACTTTATAGATTCTAACAACTAAATATCTATTTAGCAAACGATATTCTTTTTATTGCACACTTGCAACAAGTAAGAACAGTATCAAATACAATAGTGGCTGACTTAGGAACCTCACGGTTACAATCATCACAGATAATAGTTGGACATTTGTAAAGGCTTGTGTTAACCTTCTTATCTCTTGCATTAACTTTCTCCATGAGGACATGCTTCATCAAGATGTGCTAACAAAGTTACCTTTCCACTAAGATCTTCTTCAATACCATAAACCTTTAAAGGATAAGTATATTCATACTGACCTTTATACGATATAATAATATCATTAGCTAAGGTATCTTCTTTGTTATGAGATGCTAAATAATTTATCAAAGCACGATAGCTGTAATAATTACTCAATGGACTACTCCTTCTTGTCGTTGAACAGAATCTAACTCTAACCTAACTTCTTTTGCCTTTTCAAGTATCTTAATATGATTATCAATACTTGCTTGCAACTGAGCATTACGATCAAGAATAGTGTTAAGACACTTTTCTTTAAGCAACATAAATGTCATAACTGTTTTGTCATGGTCTTTATGCTCTTCAATGTTACTTTCACATAACTCTAGCAAAGTCTCTAAAGACTGTAACAAAAGTTTATCTGCATCAATAGCACACTCAGCTTGATCGCTTTGGGACATTAAGATATTAAATTTTATTAATAGTTCTTTCATTTGCATATCTCCTACAACACTGAACTAGTTTAGCTACAAAAAAAGGATGATGGGTAGTTTAACGTCATACCCAGGACGGAGGGGATTACTTAGCTGTGAAAGCGGCTAACTTGCTAGATAGGCTAGTTAACAACGACTGTTGATCTACCTTTTGCTGTTCAGCAGGGGATAGTCTAGCTTTCTTCTGAAAAGCCTCTTCAGTCGTAGGTAACTCAATGCTATCACGCTGTGCTTGCACCTTAACAGCATCGACTAGCTCTTCAGGCAGTGCGCTGATGTTAGGGTTATTCATTAGCTGCCAGCAATCAGCCTTGGTAGCTCCAATGACTGTCAAGACTTTCTTGAGACAATCCATCGTGGCATTATCTGCTTGCAAGTTAGCAGCTTGCATATCCTCTTTGCTAATAGCTTTGAAGGTCAAGCTAGAACAAAACCTAAGACCAATGGCCGTAAGTAAAGCTTCTGAAGGCCCTGTAGCTTCGTTAGTAGGATTGCTGCTAGAGATATTTTCATTTGTTGTCATGTCGTTTCCTTTTACATTAGACAAGTTTATAGGATACAGAAAGTTTTTTCCTTCTGCGAAGCAGAGGAGGGAAAAAGTTTTAGAAGATTGCCGTGTTCATTTTAGCGATTTAACCGATGAAATTTTTTAGTCAGATAAATCGCAAGGCAATCTTCGTCTGTTTAGTCGTTAGAATGATATTGTTTGTGGAATTAATGACAACAAATGATATAATCTACTAGGCCATTGAGTTTCTTAGGTTTTCTAGTTTGTTTATTGCAAGCATGATAATGCTAGAAAGTCTTGACAGACGCTGTGTACTAGGAAGAGCTAGTCTTGGTTCTAGACTAAAGAGGCTTTTCTAGACTATCTAGTGTCTATACCTATCTACTAGCTAGGGCTAGGCAGGATGCCATACCCCCCACCAGTATATAGATAGCAATTATAAACATTTTGAAAGACTTTAGGATGTGTACCAGCTAGGCGGGGCTATAAAGCTTTATAGTATGCTGGATTATTATATGCAACCCTGGCTAGGGATTGCTCCAGTATAGAGTTCAAAATAGCATTTGTCAAGATATTTTTAAATATTACTTGACAAAACTAAATAAGGTTCCTATACTTAGCAACATGAACTATTTATCTCAGAAAAATAGAAAAAAAGAACTTACTGAAAAACAACAAACTTTTCTTGACAAAGTAGTTGAAGTAGGGGGTGATCTAAAATTAGCTGCTGAGTTGGCAGGGTATAAGGGAAATCACTATCAAGTTATAAATAGCGTTAAAAATGAACTAGTGGATTTAGCCCAAGACCTATTAGCTCACCATGCACCTAAAGCAGCCATGAAGATGGTAGAAGTATTGGATTCTGATCGTCCTATACCTCAAGCTAATATTAGATTACAAGCAGCACAACAGATCCTAGATCGTGTAGGTGTTACTAAAACTGAAAAGATGACTGTAGATCATAATGTTCAAGGTGGTTTGTTTATACTGCCTACTAAAGATGCAGTAGTAATAGATATGGAAGATATAGAATGAGTGAAATACCTGAAGGATATATCCGTAGAGTTACTTCTACTATTCCTTTTGGGTATGAACTTTCTGATATTCAAGGGTGGTTACAGCCTATTGAAGATCAATTAAATTCATTAACTTTAATATCTAATATGATAGTCAAAGAAGAACTTAGCCTTCGTATGGGGGCAGAGTGGCTAGAATATAAAACGGGAAGACGGATAACGGCTCGTGGTTTACAAAAACATATAGATAATAAATATGGCAGAAGAGCAGAAAGATTGGGAGCTTAATCCCGATAATTATTTAAAAAATGATGATGGTTCTTTTGTTTTAAAGGTAGATGGAACACCTAAAAAGAAAGCAGGAAGACGTAAAGGTACTACATCTCAATATAATTATCATAGTGAGCAAAAAGCTAAGATACAGGCTAGAAGGTCTGTAGCTAAAGATAAAAAAGAAATAAAGAATCTTAAACAAAAAATAGATAGTAAGAAGCACAGATTAAAAACTAAAGAAGAAGTTTTTAAAAAGCTAGATAATCTTAGCGATAATAAGGTTATCGAAGAGGAAACTCTAGAAGAATTACCAAAGTCTGTTCGTGAGCACTTAGATGTCACTGACCAAGATATAGTATTTAAGGCAAATGAAGGGCCTCAAACAGACTTCTTGGCTGCTGGAGAACTAGATGTTCTTTATGGTGGAGCAGCAGGAGGAGGTAAATCTTATGCTATGTTAGTAGATCCTTTAAGATATGCTCACAAAGCAGCACATAGAGCGTTAATACTTAGACGTTCTATGCCAGAATTAAGAGAACTTATTGATAAGTCTAGAGAATTATATCCTAAAGCATTTGCTGGATGTAAATTTAGAGAAGTTGAAAAGCTGTGGAACTTTCCAAGCGGAGCCAAAATAGAGTTTGGTTTCTTAGAAAGAGATGCAGATGTTTACAGATACCAGGGACAAGCTTACTCTTGGATTGGTTTTGACGAGATTACCCACCTGCCTACTGAATTTGGGTGGAATTATTTAGCATCTCGTCTGCGTACTACTGATCCAGAGATTGTCCCTTACTTACGTTGTACAGCTAACCCTGGTGGTGTTGGCTCTACTTGGGTAAAGAAGAGATATATAGATCCTTCTGTACCTAATGAAAGTTTTGTAGGAAAAGACAATTTAAGTAGAAAGTTTATTCCTGCAAGATTAGATGATAATCCTTATCTATCAGTTGATGGTAGATATGAACAAATGCTGAAAGCATTGCCTGAAGTACAACGTAGACAGTTGTTAGAAGGTAATTGGGATATAACAGAAGGAGCTGCTTTTACAGAATTTGATATAGAAGTTCATGTTATTCCTCCTTTTGAAATTCCAATAGGTTGGGAGAGAGTAAAAGGTATTGACTATGGCTATGCGTCTGAAAGTGCTTGTGTTTGGGGTTGTGTTGATCCTACTGATGGTACCCTTATAATTTATAGAGAGTTATATCGTAAAGGACTTACAGGTGAAGACTTAGCTCAAGTTATTACTAATATGGAACTAGAAGATCCTTTTTCTGTTCAAGGTGTACTAGATACAGCAGCATGGAACAGAACAGGTACTACAGGCCCTACAGTTGGAGAAACACTTCAACGAGCAGGGCATAAACTGCGTAGAGCAGATAAAAATAGAATTCAGGGTAAGATTCAAATACATGAATACTTGCGAGTACAACCAAGTGGCAGACCAAAAATACAGATATTTAGTAGTTGCCCTAACTTGATAAGAGAACTTCAAAGTATACCTTTGGATAAATCTAATCCTGAAGATGTCGATACACATGCACCTGATCACGCATATGATGCGTTAAGGTATTTAATTATGTCAAGACCAAAGGTTAATGACATATTTAACCAGTTTAGACACATGCGAATGGAACAGGCTTATACGCCAGTTGATTCAGAATTTGGATATTAGGAGAAACATATGACTAACCCAGTTGTAGATATACGAGATACGGGGCGTAACTCAGCGAAGTCGCTAGACGTTCAAGCCCTTTCAGATAATGTTATTACTTCAGCTACATCAACTACTACAGGCACTATTGCTGTAACGGCTAACGCTACTTATGATGTTAGCTTTACTCAACCTGCTGACACTTCAATCAAAAATCTTATTATGATTGCTAACGGTAACTTGGTTACTGGTGGCTCTTCAGGTGACGATATTGATTTTGACTTAGGAACAGCAGCAGGTGGTGGACAGATTATTGATGAAAAAGCTATTGCGGATGATGGGGGCAGTGCTGTTACTATTACTGCTAACACCCCTTTGTACATTATTGCTAATGGTGTTCCAGCCGCAGCTAACGGCTTTTCTACCATGAGTGGTGGCCCAGCTACTTCAGAAGCAATGACGCTTGCAGGTTCTTTGTATAGTGCTGCTGCACGTACACTGCACATTCGCTTAAAGCCTCTTGCAAGTAACTTAGCGACAGCAGCAACTACTGCTACTTTTTTAATTGAGTTCCAACATCTTGGTGTAACTCCAGACTAGTAAATTATGGCTGAAAATACATTAACATCAAACGAGCTTTACTTTGAAGAAGTAGAGAATGAACAAGGCATAAACCTTACTCTTGAAGAAAACCTGCAAAATAATATTGTAGGTTTAATTCAAGATAGATTTCTTTCTGCTAAAAATGCTAGAGATTTAGATGAGCAACGTTGGCTTACTGCTTATCATAATTATCGTGGATTATATGGTAAGAATGTAAGGTTTCGTGAATCTGAAAAATCTAGAGTATTTGTTAAAGTAACAAAGACTAAAGTGCTTGCAGCATTTGGTCAGCTTGTTGATGTTGTGTTTGGTGCTAATAAATTTCCTATTGGCATTACAGAAACTAAAGTTCCAGAGGGGGTATCTAAGTACGCACATTTAGACACACAGAACCCCGTTCCTGGTTTAGAAACGACCTCTCCTGATGACGCTATCGAAGAAGGTACACCAGAAAATCCTTATGATGTTGGGTTTGAAGGAGATGGTCGTGTTCTAAAACCTGGTGCTACTATAGGTAATGGTAAGTTTGAAAATGTTCCTTTAGAAGTACAAGCTGAAAAACAAGGTATTTTAAAAGAAGGAACACTACCAAGTCCTGAAGTAATAGAAGTCAGCCCTGCTCAGAAAGCAGCAAGGCGTATGGAAAAGCTGATACACGATCAAATTGAAGAATCTAATGGAGCTAGTGAAATTAGAAACTCTTTATTTGAAGCAGCTTTATTTGGAACAGGTGTGGTTAAGGGGCCTTTTAATTTTAATAAAACTCTTAACAGATGGACTGAATCAGAAGATGGTGCTAGGGAATACTCTCCTATTTATGTGAGAGTACCCCGTATAGAATTTGTAAGTATTTGGGATTTCTTTCCAGATCCTAATGCTACAAATATGGCTGAAGCTGAGTACTGTTTTCATAGACATCGAATGAATCGGACTCAGCTTCGTGATCTTAGAAATGTTCCTTACTTTGACAAAGACGCTATACGCGAATGTTTGCAAATGGGGCCTAACTATATAGAAGAAGACTACGAACAAGAACTTAAAGACGATAGCCGTAGCGATGATTATGGTTCTAGTCAGTTTGAAGTCTTAGAGTATTGGGGCATCATGGATGCAGAATACTGTCGCCAAGTAGGTATGGAACTTGATGAAGGAGTTGATGATTTAGATGAAGTCCAAATTAACGCATGGATTTGCAATGGTAAGATGCTTCGGGCAGTGGTTAACCCATTCACGCCCTTTAGAGTACCTTATCACGCTTTTACCTATGAGCGTAATCCCTATAGCTTTTTTGGAATTGGCGTAGCCGAAAACATGGACGATTCGCAAAAGATTATGAACGGTCATGCTCGCATGGCTATTGATAATCTTGCCTTGTCAGGATCACTAGTATTTGATGTAGATGAGACTGCCCTTGTAGGCGGTCAAAGCATGGAAATATATCCTGGCAAAGTGTTTCGTCGCCAAGCAGGTGTTCCAGGAACAGCCATTAATGGTTTAAAGTTCCCTAACACCTCCCAAGAAAATATGATGATGTTCGATAAGTTTAGGCAATTAGCAGATGA